TTATATATATTATATATAAATATTTAATTTAATTTTCTTTTATTTTTAAATTAAATATTTTATTAATTTCTATATAATTTATTGCTCTACACTAACTCCTGATGCTGATGTGGTAATTCGTTTTAAGCAACATACATAATTATTCCATAGAATATTTGTTTCCTGGTTTTCATATTCTACATTAAGTCTTACTTCACCTGCTAAATCCTGAGCGTTAAATGTGTGTCCGTATCTGGATAAAGCACGAGCAATACAAAAACAGAAATTAGTTCTATCAAGATTTTCTACTGCTATTCCACAATTATTAAGGGCATCTTCCAGTTCCTTAGAATGGACTGGTTCATTTCGTCCATATTCTTCTGTTGCTCGGTCTTCTTCCTTAATTCTTGATAAATCTACATTACGATTAGGTACACGAAGATTAGAAATTACAAAGTGGTAATTTTCTGGTTCTTGTACTGGTGGTCGTAATCCATCAGCATATATAGAGCGAGATGTTAAATCTTCTGGGACACATAGGATACTATATGCTCGTCGTTCATTCATAGGGATATATAATGATGCTTTTGTAACACCAGCATTTTGATTTACCTTATAATTATTAAAACTCTTAATATCCATAGATACACCTTCACTGGTATTAGATTTATTAAGAACTGCTGATACATATTCAGGGCTGGTCTGTAATACACCTACAACCATTTGTACTTCACTAATGGTAAAATCATAAGTCTGCTGTGGGACATTAATTAATACACCACTTTCCGCTCCTGTTCCTGCTGCGTCATCGGCGTTTACTGCTCCACCTCCACCACAAGTAATTTCTACACACTGATCTCCTCCTGCTCCTGCTTGTATATCAAAATTATCAATACGCCCAGTTGGTTGATTAACACCATCATTAGTAGGATTTCCTATGCGTAATCGCTGACCGAAGAAATATGGGAGATATTCATTTATGAATTGTAATCCACCATCATTTACAGGTGCTTGTTCTCCTACACAAGGTATTCCCATGTGGTCTAAATCATTATTAAATGCTCCTGTATTGTAATCATAAGTTTTTGTCTGGGCTCCTGCGTCTGCTCCCATAACATTATTTAATATAACAGGATTCATAGGATTACCATTTGCTACTGCTGTATTATTACCATTTCTTTTTGCTGGGTTTCCATTTGTTAAATCTTCATCATCAAAACCATCCTCAAAGTAAAGTAATCCATCATTATATTGTCCGTCACCTGCTTTACCAGTAGCAAATTGGATAATTTTACGAACATCATTTTCTAATAAAATACGAACTTCTATACCTCCTAATGCTACTACTGGTAAAGAGGCATTAAAAGCATCTGGACTTAATAAACCTGATAATTTAAGTGGTAAACAGATTTCTACATCTTTATAACCTACAATTTCATGTGAGTTGCCGTTTCCAGTATCTACTCGTGTTTCATAAAAAGGATTGCGTAGTTTCTCTTTGTTACTTACTGCTCCTTCTGTTAATGCTTTAATATCTTTATCATTATCACTATCACCATAATACGCTTGTAAATATGCTAAAAGAGCATAATTATCAATTTGCTCTATGAGTGTATTATCTTTCATCGCATAAATGGATAATGTACGGATTAGACTTGCTCCTCCTATTTGACTATTTAAAATCATAGGCATACGAGCATCTACTTCATTTTCACTATGGGATAGTTTTACTTTAAATCTTAAATATGTATCACGAGAGGATACAACAGGACAACTTGTTGCTGGGATTTTAATACGGATTTCTTGACCTTTTGTATAATTACTTCTTTTTTCATCAAAAACGATTACTGACTTTGCTACGAACTTATCACTCATTTTTCTATATATATAATAAAGATAATATTTTTATTTTTAATTATTATTTTTATTAATTTTAATTTTAAATCTATAATCTAAAAAGGGGGCATACACATAAAAAAAGTAGTATTCTATATATAAATTACTTTTTTTCTGCCTCCGCACCTTTTTATCTTAATGCTTGTAAGTTTGCGTGATTAGATGTGGGTAAAACAAATCTACCTGCTACATTTACAGGAGCATTCTGGGCGTTCTTAACTTCATCTTGAGCGTTATTAAACTTAAATGTATTTTCTAAATCCTTAACAAATCCTATACCACCACCTACTAATCCACCTACCATAGCAACTGCTCCTCCTAATTGTGTTGCTACACCCAGCGGAGCTAATATTCCAGTTGCGTCCTCTATACTTCCTAATCCTTCTAAAAATCCACCAGCAGAAGTTAATGCTGATGATACTACATTTTCACCTGTTTCTTCGGCAACATCACCAGCAACATCACCAACAACATCAACACCTTCATCTACTAATGATGATGCTTCTGCTGAGGGTGTATCAGTAGCAGTTGCTCTTGCTCTGCTAATTGATGTATCTAATGATTCTGCTTCTGCTGATGGTGTATCAGTAGCGGTTGCTCTGGGACGACTAAAAGTAGGTCTTCTAAAGTTTAATTCGTCTTGTACTTCTGTATCTAACATCCCAGTTTCCCTATCTCCTTCTGGATTTCTTACTATTCTTTTTAACTGACTTGTAGGTAAATCTTTAAACTTTGCTTTCATTATTGCTGACTGGGTTGCTTCTGGTAAAAATGGGGACGATACATCTGGGTCAACAGCATCACTTATAGCATTTCCGCCAGATGAACTAATATCAGTTACACTTTGACTAACTGCTGATGATGCTGATGCTGGTGGTAGTGGTGCTTTAGGTAAAATATTTGCTACTGATTGTGCTGTATCTTGTGCTGTATCTTGTAATGATGATGCTGTGGTTTTTGCTGTATCTATTAAATCCTGTGCTGTACCTTTTGCTCCTTTTACACCTTTAACAATATTTCTACCTAATTGTGCTGTTGATTTAAGTAATTTACCAGTTTTAGTAGCGGTTTCTCCTGCTTTTCTTACTCCCTCTGCTAAACCGAGTGAGCCCAACCCTCCTTCGGTAAATCCTCTGGCTAAAGTCATAATATCTTCATCTTGTTTTTGTGCTTCTGTTGCTTTTGCTAAATCGTCTTCTGCTTTCTCTAATCTTTTTCTTCTTAAACTCGTTTGTATATCTGCTATATCTGGACTATACATTATTATAATATATAATAATATATTTTCTATAATATTATATTTTTAATCTGTATTATCAGCAAATCTACCCACAGGATATAATTGTTCTGTAAAATTACTATATGCTTCTGGGGTATTTTTATCTAAATTAATATACAAAAATCCATAGGGTTTAGATGTAGCATATTTTAACATTCTTAAAAACTTATCTTCATCACCGAAATTATGTCCGTAATGTTCGTAAATTGTTTGTAATTCTTTTTTATTTGTTGTTCTTCCTAAAATTACTGCTGTTGCGTTAGTTCTAACTACTGGATTTATGGTGTTTAATGCTTGTGATGATATAATTAAACCTCCTCCATTAAGGTAATGTCTGCTACGAGTTGATAAATAATTAATTGTTGCTGAGTTTTTTTTAAATCCAGCATTAGCCACATCATCAAGAATAACTAAACTTCGTGGTTTATCTGGATCATCTTGACTAAAAGATTGATGGTAGTTTATAATATCATTAATATGACTATCATTATAATTTTCATAACAAGTACCTCCATATTTTTCTCTAATAGGTACATAAGAATTATCTTGTTTTAATGTGTTACTTATTAAAAAAACATTATCAAAAACATCTTTATAAAATGCTGGGTTCAGGACAAAATTGACTATCTTTGTAGTTTTTCCTTGCTTGATTTTCTGTATTAAAAGTAAAACAAAACCAGATTTAGGGTCTGGTAATATTGGATTAACTGGTCTGGGTAAAGGTTTCCTTTTGATGAAATTATCTTTTATTGGTAAAATCTCTAAATTATCCATATATTATATAGTAAGATATTATTTTAAAGTTTTATTATATCCTTATTGAGATTTAATCCATAACAAAAAAAACCAGTATCAAACCACGAACCTTTCCCTAATATTCCATTTTTAGTAAAATGTATTCTTTTTTTAGGTATAATAAATTGTAATTTATCAAAATATTTTTTTATCCATTTACTTCCCATAGCATCAATAGGCATAATAATAATAAATGGTTTTTTTAAATCAAAAAATAATTTCATACATTTTTCTTTGATAGTAAATGGTATATTAGATATTACTATATCAAAATCCTCTGGATGTACTCTATTAAAAGCATCTAATTTTTCATTATAACATATTTTACCTAATTCTTCCCATGATTTTTTAACTCTTCCAGCACAATAAAAGGGGTCATATATTTTTTTAAAATCTTTAATATATGGTAATAATGATTCTAATACTTCTTTCGGTGTTTCATAATCATCATCTTTAAACTTACTTGTGTTTCCTTTACAATTTAATCTACTATTAGTATTCATATATTATATATTTATATTATTTTTTTGATGGTATGAACTTTCCACTTTTCCACATTAATCGTCCATCCATATCCTTATTTTTTTTTCTTGCGAGGGTTAATAAGGTCTTTTTATCATATTTTTTTTGTAATTCTTGTATAGTTATAGGTGTTTTCGTATCTACCCTTTTACTGGGACGACATACTTTTGATTTTTTATTATCTTCACCACATACA